AGAGCTCTTAGGAAACATTCAAATAAAACCAAAGTTTTCATCTATGATTTCATAGATAAAAGTCCTTACCTAGAGACTCATTCAAAGGCTAGAATTAAAGCCTACAAAAAATTAAAATTTAGTGTACGCACAGATGGAACATACAAATAGAAAAGAAAAGAAAATTAACCAACTTCCTATCCGCCACGTGGAAGAATTTAAATACGCAATAGACGAACTAACTCGGCTTATGGAACACAGAGAAATCACTGAAGACTCCCTCAAAGAGCTAGAATCTCTAGTAACTAGTTTGTATCATATGAAAAACGAACATGCCAGACTGCTAATTCGCTGGCTTAAACAGGGATATTGTTCTGAAGACTAGTCGTCCATAGACTCGCCTGGCTGCATCCAAATATCTTTGTTGCCCTGTTTGGCTTCCTTCTTTTCTGTTTCTTCGTCTGCTTTTTTCCAAGCGTCGTCTTCGTTTGCCTTTAGTATCATTTTTTTTTAAGTGTTGAGTATTCGAGTTATGCCTCGTATTCTTCGTCTTCGTCTTCTTCTTGTGGATTAGAGCCAAGACCAAGACTTCCAATCAGTTTTTCTAAATCACCCAAAAGACCTAATCCGTTGCCATTTGCGCCAGGATTTTGTTGTGGGGGGATTGTTTGTTCAGTGTCATCTCCGACTGGTGGACCTTCACCTTCGGGTGGCATTTCTTCTTCTCCGGGAACCATTTCTTCTCCGTCTTGAGCCATTTCATCCTCACCCTGAGCCATTTCCTCTTCGGGTGGCATTTCTTCCTCTTGCCCAATTTGTTGACCTTGGTCGACAGGAGGCTCCCCTCCAGGTGCCATCTCATCTTCCATTCCGGGCTCTTCCTCCATTCCGGGCTCTTCCTCCATCCCTGGTTCCATTGCTCCGGCACCACCTGCCATCGCTGCGATTCCACCAATAGCCATCATTAGTCCTGCTAAATCCTGCTTTAGTCTGCCCATATCCAGATACTGCATAATAAGATTTTCATTTACTACTTGATATCCAGCCTCCTGGAAAGTTTCTTGGATAAAATCATTAACTTCCAATACATCAACTCCACCTTTCTTACGCATGTATTTGGAAGTCTCTTCAAGTACATCTTTAAGGATTCCACTTTCTCCGATTGTCAGAGACAATACCTCAAACAAGGCAGATTGAGTCTTTGCTAAATTACTAAAAGTAGGTACAAATTTTAGGTTTTGAACATTAATTCCATACTTTTCATCGAGTAAATTAATAACGTATTCTTTAGCAGGTTTCTTCCATTCAAAAATCTTTCCGGCAAATTCCTTAATGTCTTTCTTTGTAATGACATTAGAAGAATTAACTTCAAATACAGAAGTTAGAACCTCCATCAAATCTCCCTTACTAGCCAAAGCCAGATAAGGAACTTCTTGAATAGACGCAACTAAGTTTTCTTTGATGGTTTCGTCCTTCGCATACACGCAGGAGGAAAGCTTTTGAATTGATTCGTTATCCATCCAAATATTTTTAAAATCATCTTTAGCTTCCAAAAGTTCTTGACGAACCAACTCTTGTTGACAAATCATTTCATACAACGATTTCTTATCCTCTTCGAGGCCAACCACAAAAGCTGGCATTTCGGAAAGTTGATTGTAATTAGTTTTAGGAAGATTAAATGCTAAACTTAGAGCATTTCCTATCCGCAAGGAGTTCTTAATATCAGAAACTTTACTGATGTCCTCTAGATTCTCCTTAATATATTTCACCATCATGGGGCGAACTTCTTTTAGTTTTCTCCACTCTTTGGATTCTTGAATGTTAGCACAACTTTCAAAATTACGCATTTTCTTGTCGAAACGGCATCTTAAGTTGTCCAACTGAGCTCTCTTTTCAAACAAACCTAACACAGACCCAAAACTAGCGTCAGCGCGGTCATAGCGGTCTTCTCTTAGAGAGCCTACGAATGAGTTAATTTCATCAGAAACTTTGCTATCAGCAGATTTAGCACTAAAAAGGTCTTCTACGTTCTCTACAACAAAATCAGTGAGCATAACTCTATCTGATTGCTGGTCAAACGTACATGTTATCATTTTAGAAGACTCGGAAACAAATTTTACCTCAGAGTTTATTGTGTCTACCGAAAAGATTTCCAGATTCTCCCGAAGAGAACGGCTTAAATAATCCGCAGCTTTGTGCAGATTGGTGAGATTAGAGTTTCTGTGTTCAAAAATCATCGTTAAATGTCTATTTTATATACAAGCCTTGAGGGTTATTCAGATTGAATTTTATACCGGTTCTTCATCGGGAGCCTCCTCGCCCTCCATTCCGGGTTCCCCTTCTGCGCCGGGAGGCATTGGGGCACCAGGCATTCCCCCTTCCATACCTCCCATCATTTCGTTCTGTTTATCCATATCTGCTTCTTTATCACTTTCAATTTCTTTAATTTCATCAGTCGTCATGGAGAAGTAAGTTTCATATAACCACTTATTGGAAAATAATTCCAATCCTTTGGCTGCCTGGACAACCCTGAATTTTTGTTCATCCAACTCCAACCTTCTCTTCTCAAACATATCAGAAGGTGGACAAAGGCGAATTTCCAAACCCTTCATAAGGGAAGCAGGAAAATTACGTAAAGCCAAATGACGCTTCGCCAACGTTTCCAATCCAATCTCAATCTCTCTTTGCAGGCGAGTAATTGCTCGAGCAAACTTAACATCTAATTGGGACAGGTTTGCTTTTCTTTCAGGGGACTGGTCTTTCTCTACGATGTAGTCTTTAGGAATCTTTAAAGAAGCTAACAACTTATCCCTAAAGTACTTAACGTCATCAACCTCTCCTAAGTTTTGAGCTCCGGGCAAAGTATCAATCTTAGTCCCACTATTGTTCCTAGTGGGTACAAAGAAATCTTCGTCAGTAGACAGAGGATTGTATCTTTCACTAACTTGTTGCTGAGAAGCATCCCAAAATTTTTCCTTCTTAAACTTTTGCTTCATCCGCTCGATGAAAGTTTCCACCTTGGTGGTAGGCAAATTACCTACATCCACGTAGAAAATTCTTCTCTCAGGAGCTCTAGAAAGACGATAGATGAGCATAGCATCTTCCATCATCTTCAATGATTTATAAGTTTGGATAGATGCAGCTAAAATTGATTTCCCATAAGGGTAATAGTTTGGGTCTGACGTATGAATCCTGAAATGAGTAATCTGCTCCTTATCCAGCTGAAGAAATTTTCCAGACCCAGTGGATGGATTGGCTGGACTTGAGTGTGGCGCTGTTTTTCTGTCTGGGACTTCTTGCATAAATCCCTTCAAATACCCATACTCATTTTCTTTCCTTATAATAAAATTAGGATTTAAAACTTTTATTCGTTGAATACCAGCCCTAGGATTGTTAAGGTCAAGAATATTCTCGATGAAGCAATCACCATATTTTGCAACATTTCTAGTAATATCCCAAATGAAATCCCTAAGACGTACGTTTTCTAAAAATGAATCTACTACTTCTTCTACTTCCTGAGTTTTTGCTTTAACCTCAAAAACTTTGTGTTCAATAGTTTTTTGGGTACTGTCGTCAGCGTAGATGTCGAGCGCAGCCATGATTTCTGGATAATTATCCATATTTTCATATTCTGAATATTTGCGACGTCTCTCAAATTCTATTTGAGGTAGCTGAGGGTATGAGCGACTAACACCAAGACTTGGAGTTGCAATCTCATCCGGAACAACTTCGGCGGATTTAACAACATCACCGGACAGTTTATCTACAGCCTTCTTCGGTCTTCCTCTACCCGATATCCCAGCAAAGAATTTATAAAAGAATCTTGATAGTCCACTACCCTGTCCTGCTGTACCGCCTTTGTACGCAGGAAATTCTGTATAAGTTTCCTTTAGAAGTTTTTCGTTCTCTTCTTGATTTTCTTCGTTCAATTGTCTATCACCCATCGTATATCCTCGTTAGAGGGTTCGTTATATTTAGAGGACCTTATAGGTATTGTGTAAGGGTCTTTAACCTCTCTTTCTTCTGATGATTCTACAGGTACCGGAGAAGAATTTCTTATTCCATCCATAGCGTATGCTCCGTTTGCTAAACTCATCACCAAATCATCGTGGTACCCATCATCGGCTGCCACTTTTCCTGTATCTTCATTGATAATGAAAGTCACCAACTCATCAAGAGTTCTTTGAGAATTTACTTTTATTTTTGAACTTCGAACATAATCTTCCAAATAGCTCAAAACTACCTCCCGCGTTTTCGTGGTAAGCTGAATACCGAATTCTCCTTTTTCATCCATCCACATATTCTCGTATTCAATATCTTCGAACAACCGCTCAATTAAAGCCATACCCAACCCATTCCTTTCTATTACCACATAGGCTAAATTATATCTTATTCCGACGTCACTGATGATTTGTGCCAAATCTCTGAGAGATGTTACATTAGAATAAAATTCAGCTACCTGTTCCCCGTTATACAAATTGATAACATGAAACGCTGAATAGTCATGCTCTCTGCCATAAGAAGCGTCAACTGTAATCATATATTGATGGTATGGGTCTGGGTCCTTAAACACTCTAAGCCTGTTTTGGTACTCAGGTCTAAAACTAGCTACGACCGTATCCGTTAGCCTTTGCAATGTATCAAAATCTATAAACGTATCTCCTGTACCCAAGAACTCGCATTCATACTCTTGGAGCCATAATCGTGGAGGCATATTAGCCCTTGTTTCTTCAGCCCATTTTTCCGTGTAATCAGGATGTTCTCTCCAGTTAATTTCTACAACGTTAAATCTGTTCTCTCCCTTATTGGCGTCTCGCCATAACTCATAAAACAAGTTAGACATCCCATTTACCGTAGAAAGCATAGTAACTTTACCACCAGTAGAGACTGTAGGATACACCGCTGCCCAAAACTCCCGCATTCGTTCAATAAATGCCGCTTCATCAACAATCAAGTGAGATACAGATTCTCCTCGACCTGCACCGGCAGGCTGTGATTTTACTTTAGACCCAGTGCTTAAATGTAATGTGTGCTTATTTTTCTCCTTTATAACAGGTTTTAGCCATGTAGGTAAATCCTCATACATGTCCATAACTCTAGCCAAAAACGCAGTGGATTCCCTATCTCCAATTGATACAACCATCACATTATGATGCTCTTTAAAAATAATTGACCATAGAGAATACGCGGCACATAGAGTAGTAATTCCTGCCTGACGAAACTTACGAACTAGATTAAAACGAGTATCAATTACCTCGTCAACAATTCTTTGCTGAAATTTAAATAATTTAAATGGAACCACACCTCTAATAGGGTGAATAACATTAACATAGTTGTTAATAAAATGTTTTGGGTCTTCCGAGCATTTTCTAATCTCTTCAGCTATGTCTTCTCGAGATAAAACCATAAAATTATAAAAGTATCTGTTTTATATAGAAATGCAAAAAATCGCCTTCATTCCAACAAGAAAAGAATTTGGACAATTAGAAATTGTAAATTATCTGAATAATGCAGGATGGACTACTTGCGTTCTATGCAATAAAGACTCAATCTTTCGTGCGTTTAAGGAAGCGGTACAAGAAAATAACATTAAACCAAACGATTATGTAATTTTTTGCCACGACGATATTCAGATTCTTACAGACCCAGAAATCTTTAATGAGTTACTTTCCTACGAACTTGACAATCCCGAAACTGGATTTGTTGGTGTTGCGGGTACCCAAACTTTAAATCAAACGGGAGTATGGTGGGATGGATTAAACAGAGTCCCCAAAGCCCCATTAGCTGGGTTTGTTTACCACGGTAAAGACATTCATACAATGACTTCAACATATTATGGTACTCCAGGTAGAGTTGTGGCTATGGACGGTTTGTTCCTTGCAGCCCGGGGAAAAGTAATAAACACTATCCAACTAGGAAAACCTAAATTTTTTGAAGGTGAGTGGGACTTCTATGATGTTTTTTATACTGTACAAACCCACCTAAAAAGTTTGAAAAATAAAGTACTTCCTATTTCAATTTTGCACGAATCCTATGGGGAATTAGCAGGTAGGGACTCTTGGCATAAAAACAGAGAAGCTTTCATAGAGCGCTTTTGGGAAAAATTACCCCTCTCGCTCTAACCCATAATTTACCATAAGTAAGGTGCCACAAGATACATCAGGCAATGTTTTTCTTAATCTCTCTACGTATGGAGTAGGGTGGTCATCATGAAAACATGCTATAACCGGACATCTTTCGGCAATAAACTTTTCTGCTTCAAGCACCGCTTTCTCCTGCTCTAGCATATTTTTTGCATCTTCTTGAAGGGTAATTACATTTTTCCCCTTAGTTCCTTTTATCGCAAAATATAGCTGTAACTTACTAGTTGATAGCATATTATCACAATATCCTTTGTAGGGAACAACTATAGTATATGGAATTTTCATCGATTTAAGTATTGTGAATATTACGGCATTAGTTCCATTAGTAGGCACTAACCATACGTGGGGGACTTTTAAATGCCTTATAAGTCCTTTAAATTTTTTATTAAAATGGCGGCGAACTTTTTTAGCCTGTCCCCATTTTCCTACTGGAAAATTGGTATCCCCAAAAATACCCATTGGCATTTCTTTCGGAATTTCTTCAAAAATATTCTTCTCACTCATAAAGTATTTTTACTAATTAAAAGGTTCTCACCTTGGTATATAACAATGATATGTCTATGAAAGAAGTTCCACAACAATTTGTAAATTCTATTTTGGAAGGTGTCGGCATTGGTTTCGACTGTTCCGAGAATGATAAACAGGCAGCAGAATTGCGTTCTGCTACTCTGGGAAAATTCACAGAAGCTCCTGGTGCAGGTAATCCTAATGGAGAAACTGGTAAATTACCCACGGAACAAGATAATTCCAAATCTGCTCAATCTGCTACCGGAGAAGGGTCAGGGCAAGACCAATCTGAAGAAATGCCTGCAGGTGAAGAGATGAATGACGGAGATGTGACAGCCCAAGGCAAAGGTTCTCCAGAACTTCCCGATGTTACCGTCGATTACAAGGAAGGTGAGAAGATGGGGCACGCCGTCGCTGATAGTGTAAAAAATATCAATTCCCGCCTCAAAGTTATTGAAGAAGCCTTGCAGGTTCTTCTTGCAGAGAAGAAAGATAATATTGTGGAAAATACTACTAAGGAAGAAATGACAACCAGTAATGTTCTTCTTTATAACGAAACTACAGGGGAAAAGATTTTCTTGGATGAGGAGTATCAGCCAGAAATGGAGTACTTCGACAATTACGACAATGCTCTTATTGCATACTCGTACGAAAAGAATAACGATGGCAGTATTCAAATCATAGGAGAGGCTATGAAGCGAACTGTTGTCACCAAAGACCGTGGTGGTTCTCCTGCGACTCCTGGAACTCATAAAGATGCTAAAGCTCCTGGGGATTTCGAAAATCTAGATTATGAAGGTAAGATTAAAGAGCCGGGTCATTCGGAAGGCGCTTCTGCCGACTTAAGCAAAGAACTTAAGAAACTTGGACCTAAAGGCGGCTCCGCCAACCCTAATCATGCCTAAACCCTCTTCTGACGCTAACCAAATTTCTCACGACAAGACTGTTGTGAAAGGTTTAAATAATGCTTCAAAAATAACCGTTCTGAAAAAGGATGCGAAAGGTAATCCCATTTACCCAAAAGGACATCCGAAACATTCTGTTACTACAGAAAGTGTTGTTACCGGAGCTGAAGAACTTAGAAAATCAATGAGAGATTTTTTGCTCGGATTTGAACTTGACAGCGATGAGTCTTTTAAAGACTACAGTTCAAGAGTTGATGAGTTTATGGCTCAATCCGACGAAGAGTCGTATAAGGCTTGGTCAGTAGGAACTCCAGAGGAAGTAGTACAAGAAGCACCAGAAGCACCAGAGCCAGAAACTACAACAACTGAAAATCCTCAACAAATTAATATCAATATTTACACATCTTGATTATAATAGGGCATGGCCCTTAAGAGTGATTTAGACAAAGCGTACATGCGCATGGCTCACGAGTGGGCTAAGTTATCTTACGCAGAAAGACGTCAGGTAGGATGTCTTATAGCTAAGGACCACCAAATCATCTCAGACGGCTTTAATGGCACGCCTACGGGCTTTCAAAACATTTGTGAAGGAGAAGACGGGGAAACACTTCCGCACGTCCTACACGCCGAGAGCAACGCTCTGACGAAGCTAGCAAGAAGTACTCAGTCAAGCGACGGAGGAACTCTCTATGTTACTTTGTCTCCCTGTTTTGAGTGCTCTAAACTGATTATCCAATCAGGTATTGACAGAGTTGTCTGTTACGAAACATACAGTGATACTAAAGGTATTGACCTATTAAGAACCGCTGGGATTAAAGTAGATTTTATAACACTATGATTGAATTCTTTTTATTAATGGCTATGGATGCTCTTAGCGAGAAGCCTAAAAAAACATCCGAAAAAACACCTAAAAAAAAGCCTCGTCGTAAGGCTCGCCCCCCCAAAAAAACAAAAGCATGAAATACATTACAAACTATCTTAAAAGACTTAAAACTGCCACGCAGAAAGAATTACTTCGATGTAACCTATACCTAAACCTAATACAAATTGTACTTGCAGTATTAGTTGCAGCTATGATTATGTCTTAAGAAGTGTGTTCGGGGTCGCCGTATGAGTGTCTGTTAAGACTATACCTGCTTAGAGCAACCTGCCCATTCTTTTGGTATCTCCTCGAAATTCTGATTCGGGAACGGGCAGTATCGCGTTGGCGACGCTTATTCCTCCAGCTTCCTGTATACCAGAACTGAGCCCCAATAGCCGTATTTCTTGCGTAGGGACGCCCACTTCTAGAGTTAAAAATTCTAGCAGCTCCCCAATTACTAATGTCTTCTCCAATTTGGTCTAATAGTTGACGTACTTCATCAGGGTCGTCATCATAAGAGCAATACGCACCGGGCCTGAAGAGATATAGATTTTGCGTGCCAACACCTCTACAACTTCTCAACTCTCTCTTCCACTCTGGATTCCACAACTTATCTGATAAGAATTGTTCAGGCTCTCGTCCACCCAAATACCAAATTGATTGGAAGTTCCAACCTTCAAGGGTTTTGCGCCATCTCTTGTCATAGTCGCCATTCCAAGGTCTTCTTAAGTAATAAGGCTGAGAAGATTTAATCATACCCGCAGGACCCAAACAACCATCTTTTATGAGTCCGGTGTTCAGCCCCCTTTTATCAGCACTAGTACTGTAAAACTGGAATTTTTGAGGCTGTTGGTAGGAACTAGAATCGTAAATATCGGTACTCTTTCTAATATTTACGGAAGCTTTAATATGGCAAACTAGCGCAGTTCCCCCAATATCACCAGAACCCGAACGAACTTTATTATCCATAAACTGGCTTGTCCAT